TATATTATACCCGCTGTTTTCATCAGCAATAAGACGCCCCCTTGCTTCCTCGGGCGAGATAACACCGGCAGTAATTAATGCCACATCAGTATCAACCTGTACTTTATTGGTATCCGCCATAGCCCTTTCATCTTCTTCGCTCAACGGAGCAAATTTAAAAACAATGCTTTGGTCTACGTCCCCGTACATATTTTGCTGAATAATATCAATTACACGCTTGATAGGTTCGCCAAACATTTTTTCCTGCTGACTGCGGATATTGTCGTAATGGTTTTTTAATTCATTGTCGCCGTTGGAAAAACCGTTAGGAGATAGCCCCCACATTTTGGTGACAGGCTCGTTGAACATTGCCGCCACATATTCCATGTTTTGCCGAACCACATCGGTTACGCCAGCAAGTGAAGTGGTCTGTGTAACCAAATCTTCCATCTCTTTATCAATAGCCGCACAACCATCGTTTGACCTGTTCTGTACAAAATATTTAATGCGGTTTTGTAGGTTGGTATCAAAACCATTTGCCAGTACGTCCTGCATATTAGTTTTTAAAACAGTTAAAGCATATTTCTGCATTAATCGGTTAGCCGACTCTCTGCTATCCGTATAATGCGAAACAGCGTCTAAAACTTTCTGTGCCAACGATAAACCAAAAAAGTTATAAGCAGGCTTTAGTATTGAAGTCAGATTATTTTCCGTAAAATGAATTAATCGGCTTCTATGTACTGGAATGCCCTGTACATACCAAATCGTAGGCTTAAAGTAATCTCCCCGCATTGGATTTACGGAATTATACATACCCGGAGCAACGAGGTAAGGTTCGATAATCCTAAATCCCTGCAAGCTACCTTTTTTAAATGTAGCCTTGTCCAAGATAAGCGGGTCAGTTAATCTTTTTTCTTCTTCGCCCGTATCGACAAACAGTAAGCAACCGCCCATGTATCCGTTCATACAACTTGCGGTTCGGAAAAGTTCTTTAACTTTAAACTTCTCCATTTCTTCCGTAATTTTTGTCAATACTTCCTGTTGCTGGTCTGTAATTTCTTCCTTTTTCCCTTTGCGTGTTAACTCGCCCCATTTTCGGGTCATTTCATCTGCCCGCATTTCTACGCCTGCACGAATCAACCCATTCTGCATAAGGTTTGCTAATACCGAATAACCAATAAAGGTAGCGTCTGTCCTTGCCAATATGCCTAAATTTTTCCCAGTGTGGCAGACGCTATCATTAATCATTCTCTCCAGTTTAGGACGAATATAATCAAACGCTTTATCGTTCGCCTGCTTTATATTCTTCGGTACATTACTAAAGGTTTCGGGCAACGCAAACGAATCTGCCGTTAGATAAGACACTTGGTTAAAGTTTTCGTTATTAATTTGTATGTTTTGAAATTTCTTTTTCTTGCCCATCTTATCCCCATTTTTTAACAAAAAATTTTTGATGTTTGATGTAACTCCGGCAAAACATCCATTAAGTAACAAAACCAACTGTTGGTTTTATATTTTTTATTTCTCTTTAGTAATAACCACCCTGTAAGTTGGCTGTATTAAACCGAATCGGTTGTTTGCCTGTTAAGTCCTCATAGATGCCACTTATTACGTCGGGTGCATCGTCGTGTTCGTTTTTTCCCTGTCTTTGGTATTTCATTAGCGCTTCGTATAATACAGGCCACCGATTATGCCAACCAGCAGGAAAGTAAATATGTTCCACGCACCATGCAGAAGCAGAAAGAATACGGCTGATTTTGTTGTTATGCTGTGTAAACCAACGGATAACCGTTTTATTGCTTTTAAATTTTTCCCGCAAAATTCTTTCTACGTTCCTCGCAAAACCTCTACCGCCGTTATTGCTTTCGATAACCGCTATATTAACTTCATTGTTATAAAATAACTCTGCGGTTTGCGGTTCCGTAACTTCCATCGCTTCGTCTGTGTATAAGGCATCGAGTATGTAGGCTTCGTTGCCATGCGTTACTCCATACACCAACGAGCATAAAAAATCCGCCCCAGTATCGGCGGTATCTGTGTAGCTTTTTATCATTTTAAACTTCGGCAGTTCCCCATCGTAGGTCTTAAATGACCCATATAGCCTACCCTTAATGTCGATAGGTTCTTGTTGGTAATTGGCATTAAAAATGTCAACACCCATTGCCTTTTTCTTTTCTTCGCAGGATTCTCTTGATAAAATTTCCTCGCATAACATTGAGCCATCGTCCTGTATGGCTTTCATATTGATATGTTCTACGTTGTCACCGTAGTGTTCGAGGATTCTTCCTGCGAAGTCAGCCGTTGCCCACCTTGTCATTACCACTATGATTTTTCCACCTTCTTCAAGGCGGGATAACATAGTATTTGTAAACCACTCAAAATGCTCATTTAAGATAGCTTCGTTGTGAGCTTCGTAAGCATTTTTTACAAGGTCGTCTATGATGATTAAATTTGCACCAAAACCTGTCGCAGTGCCTTTCGGAGAAGTTGCAAGGTAGTTATTATAACCACCTTCTAAACTCCACATATTCATTGCCCCATCTCCTTGTTTAATTTGAACACCGGGGAATATATCTGAATAAACAGGCTTGCTATCGTCTATATGAATTTCTTGAATAGAGTTTCTGACATTCTTCGCAAACGTGGTAGATAACATATTGTTATACGAACCCGTCATTACTTTTAACTGTTGGTTATGTCCTAAAACCCATTCAACAAATAACTGGAGCGTTCTTGACTTTCCGTGGCGTGGCGGCATATCCACTAATAAAACTTTTTTTTCGCCAACTAAAAAGCCTTGAAGCATGTTACATAAAACCTTTAGATAATTTCTGTCATTCTTATAGAAGTCAGGTGCTTTTAAATTGCAATAACCAAAAAACCATTCCCTCGCAAGTTTAATCTTTGCCCGTATCCGCAGTTGTGTCTGTAAGTCCTGCAATTTTCATCAGTTCCTCTTTACTAAATCCTGCCAGCGGGTCGGTTATTGTTATTGCCTTACCATCTGCACCTGTCATTTCCTGCCGTTCTACATAACCACGTTTCTTGCCCTTGGTTTTAAGATAAAACATTACCGCTTTCATATTTCCGCTACGAATAGCGTCCAATAATCTGTTTTCCGCTACATCAGCCGTCATTTCTTCCGCTTCAATAAAAGCCGCTTCAATAGCTGGGTCTTTATATCTGCGGTCATAAATAGCATTGCGGGTAACTTCTATATTGTATTCTTTCTTTAACGTCTGTAAGATACCTGACACAATGCCTGCGTTCTTTTTAATTGCGTCTATTAATTGGTCATTTGTTACTTTCATAAATCGCTCCGTAAAGTTTCGTTAAGTTTGATTTTTTAAAAGTTTTCCATTCCGTCCGTATAATCGTTTCATTTTTCCACATATAAAGTATTGCGTTGGACTTTTTAAATCGTTTATACGGCATTTTACAAGGTCGATTATTTCAGGCTTTGTAAAAATTCATGTTGCCAGCCGTTTTCTTGGAATTTTCCACTGAATTTATTGGTTACAGTAAGGGCAGACTGGTTTTTAATTCCCCTTGCCGTCATACAACTATGTTTTGCTTCAATATGAACCGCTATATCCTCTGTGTTTAGAATTTCCTTTAAAACCTCGTAAATGTCATTGCTAATTTTTTCCTGTAACTGTAATCTCTTACATACCATATCGGCAATGCGGGCAATTTTAGAAATGCCAATTACCTTGTCTTTTGGGATATAGGCTACGGAAATTTTCATATCGTACATTAAAGCAATATGATGTTCACAAAAAGAAAAGGCGCTGATGTCTTTCACCAGTACCATGTCTTTTGAACTTTCCGCATCAATGGAAAAGGTTTTATTAAATTTTTCTGCAATGTCGTGGTTACTATACTGAATACCCTCTAATAGTTCTGCATACATTTTTGCCACTCGTTTAGGGGTTTCGACAAGTCCCTCTCTTGTAGGGTCTTCCCCGATAGCGGAAAGGAACATTTTTACGGCATCTTCAATTTTTGTAATGTCCATATTAAACGCCCCTTTCGTTGGGATTCCAAATGATTTTATGAAGCTGTACCTGAACACATACGTTTGTTAGTTTATTTTCTTTAACGTATTCAACAATATCTTTCGGTTCAATTTCACCAAATACCGGGGATACATAGAAGCGTGGGCGTTCATAAGTAAATTCGGATATAATTTGCTTCATTTCGTCTAAATCTCGCCTACAACCTACAACAAACTTTAATACATCATGTCGGGTAAGTAGTTTGAGATTTTCTTTTAACATTCTATGGTTCTCGTTACTGGACGGACATTTCCAGTCCATCGTATAAAACATATTGGCATACCGCATTTTCATTAGCGGTACCGCTCCGTTGGTTTCGATATTGATTTCATATCCCGAAAAAGATAATCGCTGAATAAGGCTTTTTACATCATGCAATAACGGCTCGCCGCCAGTTAATGTAATCTTTTTCCACGGATAAGATTTTATTCTGTCGATTAATTCATCTTCTGTTAATACTTCGCTATCGTCTTCACCCATATGCAACGCATACGTTGTATCACAATAACTGCACCGTAAGTTACAGCCTGTAAAACGGACGAACGTTGACATATACCCTGTTCTTTTTCCCTCTCCCTCAATACTGGGAAAAATTTCAGAGATATGAAATTTAGTATTTTTCATATGTTGCCACGTTCCCCTCTGTTTCCTGTACAGATACCGCTACGCAATGAGGGATTTGGTCGCACAACCACTTTGCCATATTTTCTGCGGTAGGATTAAAGGGAACAATATCATTGATATGTGTGTGGTCTAACTGGTTTACGATTTCTTTAATTTTGGTAAAATCTAATACCATGCCGTTTTCGTCCAATTTTTCGGACTGTAACATTACTTCAATAACCCAGTTGTGACCATGCAAGTTTTTACATTTGCTGTCATAAGGAAGTTTTAACTGGTGACTTCCGCTAATTTCAATTCTTTTTGTTACTGTGTACATGTTGTCGCTCCTTTAATTCTTTTTCAATTTTTAACCAGTCAATTTCTTTACAAAAGATATTTCTGTCGTCTATATAAATATCGGCTATTGCTTTTTGATTAAATAAAAACGTTTCTATGGGCAGTTTATTCTTCCATATAAATAATATAGCAGGAAGCCTGTACCATGTTGTTCTTGCCGTATTTAGACGAAAAATAAAGCCTTTTTTAGAAAGGCGTAAAATAACTTCTTTTGCATTTGGTTTTAATTTATATTGCAAACAAGGATAATCTACTTGCTCAACCAGTGTTCCATCAAAATCAACAGCTACTATCATATCGTAACCTGTTTCCATTGTTTAAGGTTATTTCTTCATAGTTTGTTATAAATTTCATTCGCATAATTACATAATCACTCGCAATAAACTGTATTACTTTTGGATTTAAAAAGTAGTTGGCACTGCAAGCCATCATTAAATCAATTTCTTTATTGGAAAAAATTTCGACGTTAGCAAAATCTTGCACAGAACCATAAATTTTTACTTCATTATCCTTATCACGTTTACCATTAACAAAAAACTTACAAGGCACTAAATCTGATTTAATTTTAAATCCAAGCAAATCTTTTTTTGTCCATGTATTTTCATCATGATGTATAGCTATCGTTTTTGGTGTAATTATGTCATAGCCGTTGCCGATATAACCAATCCCATAGATGCTACAATCATAATTAAAAATATAGGTTTGTCCCATAAGATTATATAGTTTATATGCTTCTTCGTTGATTAAGATGTGTATTGCCTTACCCTTAACCAGTTTTTTGTAAGCATTAAGTATTACCTTTGGTAACCCATTTGAAACGCCAATGATGGGATTCATATAAAATCCCCTGTGGCACTCCGCTATAAAAGCATTATTGACACACATTTCATCTAACGGCTTATATAATTCAATGTCAGTATCTAACATAAATCCCGCATTAAATCGCAACCATTCCATGCGTGCAATATCCGAAACAAAAGACCAGTTTGTTTTTTTATATGCTTCTTTTATATATTCTTTCTTTTGGCTATCAAGATAATTCCAATTATCTATATCAAAATTATCTTCGTTTATCTCAATAATTTGATAGTCCGGACACTGGATTTTCCATGTAGCCATGCACTTTTTTTCTAACTCGCTTTTTTGTCCTTTGCCAAACCAAGCGTAGTAGATAACTTTAGGAATCATGACTAAACTCCTTTTTTAATCTCTCCACGCAGGCTATAAGATAAATGCTTTCTTCTCCCCTGTCCGTATAATACGTTCCATTATATCCACCTTGTTCTTTTGTGGGGATAATATTTTTTTCAACGTATTTCCACATCTTTTTTCGTTGTTCTTTAGTGTAAATTGCGCCAAAATAGGATAATAAAGCGAATTTTCTAAAGCATGGATAACATTCTCCACATTCTTGATTATTTACTGGACTATAGCACGAAAAACTTTTTTCTTTTATTTCATCAGCAGTACCGCCATTTTTTAGATATTCCTTAATAAGGTCAGCTTTGCTCATTTTGATAAATTGTTTTTCGACGCTAATCTTCCGCCCTACTTTTTTGTCTTTTAATAACATATTAATGATTGTTTCGGCAGAATATAAGAAGTCGATGTTTTTATCAGCTCCGCCATCTCCTGATGTTGCGCCTAAACATATCGTGTCGCCGAAGTGACTGGCTATCATTAAAAAGTAAAGGTTGCGCATAGGAACGTAACTATCTTTTTGTTCG